CAGGCACTACTAGATCGTGCATTGCTTATGCACAAGATGGTATTGCTCTTGCGGTTGGTAAAGATGTTCAAGCTAGAATAGATGAGAGAGCAGACAAATCGTATGCTACTCAAGTTTACTACTGCATGAGCATTGGTGCTACTCGTATGGAAGAAGCGAAAGTTGTTGAAGTACAAGCAACAGAATCGTAATAGGAGGAATATATGGCGAATGTTAATACAGATATTGTAACAAATTTTGTTGCAACTCCTTCGGTCAAGAATGATTCCCAGCAATTACATGGCGTAAAAAGAATTGCTCAAGGAACTATTGCTTTGGCAGCAGGAGACTTATCGGCAACTGACACAGTGATGTTAGCTCCGATACCAACAAATGCTAGTGTATCCTCAATCAAATTGTTTAATGACGATTTAGATTCTGGAACTACTATGACAACTGATGTTGGTTTATACACAACAGCGATTGCTGCTGTAGATGATGACGCTTACGCTTCTGCAATTACTGACCTTAGAGGTGCGGTAACTACAGGAACTGAAGTAGCGTTTGAAGCTAGAGACATTAACAAATGTGGACAGAAAGTCTGGGAAGATGCTGGACAATCTTCTGATCCTGGTGGGTACTACTACGTTGCATTAACTTTTGATGCTGCTGGTGATACTGCTGGTGATTTAAGCTTTGTTATTGAATACACAGTAGACTAATCAATGAATATTAGGTGGGGAGCAATCCCCACCTTTTATAAAAAGATAGACAAACAAGTCTTAAAAATATATTAAGGATTATATGGCATCAGTAGTAGACATTTGTAATGGAGCATTAAATCAACTGGGTGCATCAACTATTCTTTCACTCACAGAAGATTCTAAAAATGCAAGACTTTGTAATCAAAGATTTACTCAAGTAAGAGATTCAGTATTTAGATCACATCCTTGGAACTGCTTACAAAAAAGACAAGAATTAGCAGCAGACACTACAGCTCCTGCATGGGGTTTTAAGTTTGCTTATACCTTACCAGCAGATTGTTTAAGATTGCTTAGAATATTAGATTATGATTCAAACTACAAAGTAGAAGGTAGAAAGATATTAAGTAATGCTTCTAGTATGAAGATATTATATATTGGTAGAATTACAGATCCTAATGAATATGATGAATCATTAAGAGAAACTTTA